AAATGTCGTTTTCCTATGAGAACAACTGTAGGGCAAGTAAATTCTTTTAATGTTTATGTAAATAACATTTTAGTACCTATAACTGGTAACTTAGTTGCACCACACCCAAAGAGCGGGTGCATCCCTGATACTTCAACTCTTACTGGCTCCTCCGAAGTATTTGTAGGTGGGCTAGGAATAGGTAGACTTGGAGATAAATATGGAGACAATATAGTTTCCAAAGGTTCATCCAACGTTTTCGCTGGCGGATAAATATAAACATGGCTACACGAAATACTAGACAATATTCAGATTTTAATCTTCTTTTCTCCTCGCACCCCGTAACTGGTGATGTTGCAAGAAAGAATGATGAGGAAGCTGTAAAGCAATCTCTTAGAAACTTAATTTCTACGAGACATTATGAGCGTCCCTTTCACCCTGAAATTGGTTGCCAGATACATGGTCTTTTGTTTGAAAATTTTAACCCTGTGACTGTACAGGTTATGAAGAAGACTATAATTGATACAATTGATAAGTTTGAGCCAAGAGTAACGGTATTGGAAGTTAAAATAAGTGAAAAAGCAGATGATAATGAAGTTGTTTGTGACATAATTTTTAGACTTAATAACTCTGATAGACCCATTACTTTAACAACACTACTAACAAGAGTAAGATAATGTCTAACTTAAGAATTTCAGAACTTGATTTTGATCAGATCAAGACTAACCTAAAAACATTTTTAAAGGCTCAGTCTGAGTTTACAGACTATGATTTCGAAGGTTCAGGTCTTTCTACCCTATTAGACGTTCTTGCATACAATACCCACTATAATGCTTATCTAGCAAATATGGTAGTTAATGAAATGTTTTTAGATTCGGCAGTTAAAAGATCGTCTGCTGTATCTATTGCCAAGCACCTAGGTTACACGCCTGTATCGACAAGAGGTTCAGTTGCAAATTTAGATATTGTTGTAACCAGCCCAACTAATCTTCCAGCATCCCTTACCATGGATCGCTATACCCCCTTCACATCTACAGTTGATGGGGTCCCATATACATTCTTAACTACCGAAGCAAAAACTGCTTTAAGAGTAGGTACATCATATACCTTCTCTGACGTTGACGTAACTGAAGGTACGTTGTTAAGCTATAGCTACGTTGTATCAGATACTACACCTAACAGTAAGTATGAAATACCAAATGCGGCTGTTGATACAACAACAATTTTGGTAAGCGTTCAGACATCATCTTCTGATACAACCACCACTACTTACTCATTAACAACTGATATTACAGGTCTAGATGGTACATCTAAAGTATATTTTTTAGAACAAAACCCTCAGGGTAATTATCAAATATACTTTGGTGATGGAATCATAGGTGAGAATCTATCAGCTGGTAATATTATTACAGTTCAGTATATGGTAGTTACGGGTTCAGCAGTTAACGTATCAAGCACCGTGTCTCAATCGTTTACTGCCGGAACTACTATTGGTGGTTCAAGTAATATTGCTATCACCGTCAACAGTAATTCAACTGGAGGTGCAGATGCTGAAAGTATTACATCGATTAAATTTAATGCTCCAAGGGTTAACGCATCTAAAAATAGAGCGGTTACAGCTACTGACTACGAGTCTTTAATCTTATCTAGTTATGCAGGAGCAGAATCAGTATCGGTATGGGGTGGTGAGGATAATGATCCTCCATTTTATGGTAGAGTAATAATTTCTCTTAAACCGTTTTCTGGATTTACTATTTCGGATGCAACAAAAGAATCTATTGCTACTAATATCTTAAAATCTAAACAAGCACTCACAACTACACCTGTATTCGTAGATCCAGTTTTCTTCCACGTAGGTATAAATGCGGATGTAATTTATAACTCTTCAGTTACTACCCTATCTTCCGAACAAATTAAAGCTCAAGTTAATGATGCTATTACAACTTATTTTTCTACAAGTCTACAAAAATTTAATAAAAATTATATTCATTCAACGTTAATTAATGCCATTTTAGCTAAAAACAATTCTATTACAAGCGCATTGTTAACTGTAAAGCTACAGAGAAGAATATTACCAACTCTAAACACAGTTAACGTCTTTAGTGGGGATACTTCAATTAAGTTTAGAAATGCTATTAAACCTGGTACGTTAACCTCAAGCTACTTCTTTATAACTATAAACGGTGTTACAACATTAGTAAAGATAACCGATCTACCGGACACAACACCTTCTAGTGATACAGGTGCTGGTACGTTGCGAATTGTTAATGCTACAACGGATGTTATCTTATTGTCAAGCATTGGTACTGTAAGCTACGGAACGGGTATTGTAAGCATAGCGAGCATTACCCCTACTGGTCTTCCTGCAGGTACAACGGATATTAGAATTACTGGTAGCATTCAAGAGGCGAGTTATAATCTATCAGTATCCCGAAATGAAATATTGATTCAAGACGATACTACAACAACCAGAACCGGTGGATTGATAGCCGGTACAATTGTAAATGTTACAGCATTAGTTTAATATGGCAACAACACGAATTAAAGAAAAAGTATCGCAACTGGTTAACAGCCAGTTACCTGAATTTATCAGGTCTGACTATACTACGTTTGTTGCTTTTCTAGAATACTACTATCAATTTTTAGAGCAAGATCAAAACGCTTTAGAGTTGGTACAAAATGCAAGACAGTACAGCGATATTGATCAGACTGCAGATTCATTTGTAAATTATTTTTTAAATAATTATGCAAAAGACCTGCCTCAAAGCTTATTAGTTGATAAAGGGCTTTTAATAAAGAGAATTAAAGGTTTGTATGCTGCCAAAGGCAGTTCATTATCTATTGAGACATTATTTAGAATCTTATATGATACTGCCGCTTTAACTAGGTATCCCTACGATTCCGTACTAAGACCTTCTAATGGCAAATGGAATCAGCGAAATTCACTTCGCGTGCTTAAAACATCTGGTAGTGCAGCTGATATTAAAGATCGCTTTATTACTTTTACAAAAGATCGCGTTAAGTATACAGCTGAAGTAATAAGAGTAAAAACTCTTGATACAAATTTGTTTGAGATCTTTTTTCATGCGCCGTATCCTGTACCGTTCGGTGTAAACGATACCATATCAATAAGTAACACCACCGGTGTTATATTCACAGGTACATTACAACCTACATTAACAACATCAAGTATTGTTTCTGGGGGTAGTAACTTTAAAGCCGGTCAAGTCTTTACACTTTCTATTGCTGGTGGCTTAAATACACTTGTTAGAATTACTAAGGTCAGTAGCAACGGTACAATTGAGAGACTAAAAATATTAAGTTATGGGTTTGGGTTTAATGAAAGTATTTCTATTAATCTTTCAAATACTGGTGGTGTTACAACTCGAACTAAGTACCTATCTACAACAAGTGGTGGTTTCTCTGAAGTTATAACCGTACTAAGACCTCATACAATACTGAGTACTAATAGATATTTTGACTCTGATTATATTAGCCCGTATGACTACACAGGTGATGATCTTGTAAGTCAGAATATAACTTCCCAGTTATTAACCTCGGTTACTACAACAGGTACTGAAAATCCTAATGATGCTGTTTTGTCATTTGGTACCGGAGCAATTGCTAGATACCCCGGGGAGTATACCTCAACACAAGGCTTCTTATCCGAATCCGATAATAGAATTCAAGATAAAGAACTTTATCAGCCGTTTGCATACCAAGTTGTATCTGAATTAGATATCAGTGTATTCTATGATATAGTTAAAAAACTTATACACCAGGCGGGTACTAATTTATTTGTTGATCGGGTACTTTCTGCAACTGCAGATATATCAGGTATTATTAGTGTTCAAAGTAGAAAGAACGTTAACTCTGAACTCAACAGTGTATTTACAACACTTGATACTGTGTCAAAAGTCAGTATTAAGACACTCGATGAGGACACGGTAAATGTATCGGAGGCGGTAGCTAAGACGTTCTCTACTGCTATAAATAATACAGACAGCACAGTATCATTTACAGAATCAGTTTCAGGTGTACGTCTAATAATAGATTATTCAGACCCAACATACTTCTCAGAGATATATGTATCCAGCGGTACCGAAAATGTAATTTAAGGAAAATTAATGTTTACAGAATCAATAAACGTAAAAGGTAATTTAGAAGTTATTCTTTTAGATGAAAAAGGTCTTCAAAAAGACTATAGAAAAATTAATAACTTAGTTGTAGCGGTTGGTAAAGATACAATTGCATCTAGAATGGTAGGTAACACTACTGCAATTATGAGTCATATGGCTGTAGGCTCTTCTAATACATCTCCTGCAACTTCTCAAACCGCTCTTGGTACTGAATTGGGCCGAGTCGTACTTGACTCTACGACCCGAGCTGCAAACACTATTACGTACGTTGCAACATTTCCAGCCGGTACTGGTACAGGATCTTTAACAGAAGCCGGCATTTTAAACGCTTCATCCAGCGGTAACATGCTTTGCCGTACCGCTTTTGGGGTAGTAACTAAAACTGCTAGTGATACTGTTATTATTACCTGGAACGTTACTGTAGCTTAATATGGCTTTTCTTCTAAAAGACACTATCCACCATTCATTGGTGGAAACGGTGTATAACGAAATTTTATCTCGCCGATCTAATTACTATTACTTTATAGGTAATGTATTAGATTGGGCTGACCCTCAAAATCCAGCTTCACCAGAAGCTACAAGTGATTATGAACGTTATACCCGTAATGGTATCTTAAGTGTAAAGAAGATAAATTTTAGAGATATTTCATATGTAATTCCTAGAGTAAACTGGGCGACAGGTACTGTATATGATCAGTACGATGGTAATTATAATACAAATTTTACCTCAACAAGCGGGGCTACAAGTCTTAAGACTGCAAACTTTTATGTATTAAACACCTCTTTTGGTGTATATAAATGTATTTTTAATAACAATGGTACAGCTTCTACTGAAGAACCTTTTGGACAAGACATAACGACCATTACAACATCTGATGGTTATATTTGGAAGTATCTTTATACAATTCCTCTTTCATCTCAAAATCGCTTCTTAACTGTAGACTTTATGCCAGTTCAAAGAGCGGTAACAAATGCCTATTACTCTAAAGGTGAGGTTAGTAGTATTACTATTGATACCGCAGGGTCTGGTTATATTGGTAATTCAGCCGTTACACTTTCTGTACAAGGCCAGTTTTTAGGTCTGACAGGTAATTCAATTGCCAACTTAACACCTGTATTTAATACCTCTGGTGAATTTATTGATGTTATTATTAATAATGCCGGCGCAAACTATAAAACTGCAACTATTAACATTGCAGATGCTTCTGGTAATGGTACCAGTCTTCTTAAAAATATAAGCAACGTAAGAATCTATAACCCTGGTACAGGGTATACTGCGGCGGCTGTTGCTAATACAACTGCAACTATAGTAACTACTGGCAACATTCAACCTACTGCTAATGCATTTGCAAACTTAATATTCAGTAGTAACTCTCTTGTTGATATTGTTATAACAAACAAAGGTACAGGTTACAATACCAACGTTATTGAAAACACAACAATAACAATATCTACTACTGGCAATACACAACCGACATCTAATGCTTCTGCTAATCTATATTACGCTACCTCTGCTGTTTTAACTCCTGTATTACGTAACGGTGCTATTCATTCAGTTCTTATTGAAGATGAAGGTACAGGTTATGACTCTAACATTCAGACAACTATTTCTACTATTGGTGATGGTACAGGATTTGTGGCAACACCGTTTATTAACGCTGCCGGTCAAATAGAAGATATAATTATTGAAGAAAGAGGTATTGGGTATACTAGCTTGGATATTTCTTTTGCAAGCGCAACTGGTACAGGGGCTACAGCACACGCCAATCTTTCTATTGATGATTTAGATACTTTACAAACCATTGTAGAGCTCTCTGCAATTAGAGGCGGTATTCATGCATTCCGAGTAAGCAATGTCGGGTCTGGCTACACATATGCTAACGTTGTAATTACAGGTGACGGTGATGGCTTTGTTGGTCAACCGGTCATAGTAAACAATACAATTAGTTACATATCTGTAACATCTCCAGGTTCTGGTTACAACTATGCTAATGTTGTAATTACAGGTAATGGGTCAAATGCTAACGTATCTGCAATTATATCACCTTATGGTGGTCATGGTAGTGACCCCGTCAGAGAGCTACATGCTGACACGTTGATGCTGACTTCAACTATAAATAATGAAAAGAACCAAGGTATTACAGTTAGTAACGACTATAGACAATTTGGTATTCTTAAAGACATTAAGATGTATGGCTCAGAACAAGATAATGCAAACCCTGCAAATAGTGGTAGAGCATTTGCTAATATTTCTGGTAGTTCTTGCTTTTTAGTTACCCTTGATACTGTTAGTGGGTTAGCGGCAGATACGCTTCTTCAGCACAGTATGGGTAATTCAACCCTTAATTTAGAAGTAGTTGAAGTAATTGGCGCTTCCAATCAAATACTTTTAATGTACAAAGATACACATGAATTAGCTGTAGGTGATGTTTTGCTAGATACAATTACAGATACAGAATATACTATTACAACAATTAACGCAGAGCCTACTATAAATAAATTTAGTGGTGACATGCTATACATCGATAACAGAACAGCTGTTAGCTATAGCGCCCAGCAACTAGTTACATTAAGAACAGTAATCAAATTATAATAGGTAAGAGATGGCGATAAATTTTAATACCGACCCGTATTATGATGATTACGATGAAACAAAAAAGTTTTATCGTATTCTTTTCAGACCTGGTCGTGCGGTTCAGGCTCGTGAATTAACTCAATTACAAACCCTTCTTCAAGGCCAAATTGAGCGTTTCGGTAAGAATATTTTTAAAGAAGGTTCTATCGTTATTCCTGGTGAGCAGGTTTATGATACAAATTACAAATTCGTCAAATTAGCTACAAGTTATAACTCAGTTGATGCTGACGATGTAATAGCTGATCTTTTGGATGATACCTTAATTGGTCAAACTACAGGGGTGCGAGCCCGCGTTGTTAATTTTACAATTGGAACATCTACAGAGCCCCCTACAGTATTTGTAAAGTATGTTAGTTCTGGTACTAATGGTTCAACTGCTGCTTTTTCTGCCAGTGAAATTTTAGTAAATTCGGATTCCAGTATTTCGGTTCAAGCTGCCAGTACCAGCGCAACGGGTAGTGGTGCTGCTTATTCTATTGGCGACGGAGTAATGTTTATTAAGGGGTCGTTTGTTTATGTAGAAGAACAAACAGAAATCATTAGCAAATACTCTACCCCTGCTAATATTATAGTTGGTTTTGATATTACTGAAAGTGTTGTAACCGGCGATGATGATGAAAGCCTGTTAGATCCCTCTATTGGTACATATAACTATTTTGCACCTGGTGCAGATCGTTATAAAATTGACCTTACACTTAATACAAGAGCTTTTACTTCTGCTGAAGCAGA